TTTTTAATGCGTCCTCTGAATTGTTTGGCTGCTGACCGGAGCCTCCTGCGGCTCCCACCTGGACAAAGCCCGCGGTTCCTACTGCCTGCGGTTTCAGCGCGGGAACGTCCTCCAGCACCTTATTCAGTGCGTTTTTCACTGCCTCCTCGTTGATCTTCCCATCTTGCCCCGCTGTACCGCTCAGATCAGCCAGCTTCAGAACATATGGGATCGTCTTTGCATCGATGCCAATACTGACTGCTGTCATGGTTGCGGCACTCTCAATCTGCGCTTGAAGCGCTGCCGCCTGGGCCTGAGAAAGCTGCATCTGCATAGCATTCATATCCGGCTGATTCTTTGCTTTCTCCGCTTTGAATGCAGCCATCGCCTGCTCAGCCTCCTGCTGGCTGAGTCCCTGCTGCTTGAAATACGCCTTCAATGCCGTATCCTCTTTCGCCGCCAAAGTCCCGTCCAACATTTGCTGGATCTTCGCGTAATCGACAACCGGCGCCGTTCCCGATCCTGTTCCTGCAGATGCTCCGGTGCTACTTGGCGCCGGATTCCCAGCAGCTCCCTGCGTACCTGATCCGCCTCCTGCACCCTCCGGGGCCATCAGAAGTGTCCTGATCCTGAATAATCTGTCTTTCATCGTTTCTTCTCCTTTCCATTTTGAGGATGTCACCCTATTTTTTATCTATTGTCATCAGTGTCCCTGGCCACGCACCTTTTAGGCTCTTATCGTGTTTGGAGCATAAAAAGACCACCCGTCATTACTGACTGGTGGTACCATGTTCTCGGATAATTTTTCTCAACTGTTCTTTCCACTCTTCATAGGTGTAACCTGCTCCAATTCGAAAAACCACATCTGCGCGATTTCCGGTTATTTCAAGCACCTTTCGCCTCAATTCATGTAATTCTTCGTCTTTCTTCATTGTCTCGACAAATTCTTTCTTTAACATGCTATTCACCTACAATCTTCATGAATTCTTTATACACGTCTCCAAGTTCATCCCTGATAAATTTTACAGTCTCGTCATCTCCTTGATATAACGCTGAGAAAATATCTGCAAAAATCTCAAGTTCTGTGTATCCCGGCACACCTATATACTGTGAATCATGACCATATAACCCTACAACTTGGTTATCTGTCATACAGCCAAGAATATCGCTAATAAGACTATTATACGCAAATACTCCACTTTCATCAAACAGCTTATTATACTCGGTGGAATTTTTTATTATTTTTTTTCCTGTTTCATTGATGGCTCTTGAGAAATCCAGATGCATTGGACTTCCAAACTCATTCTGATCAATTCGATGAGCTATTTCATGTATCATAACTTCCCTATACTCCTGATATTGGTACTGCGGATGTTTAGGGTTCACTACAATCACATCTAAATCCGGATCATATGAAAAGGCATGATCCGCTTTTTCATCAAAAACCACAAATTTATCCGATGTATATTGCTCCACCAAATCTACAATTCGTTTTGGGGTATCTTCTCTATGAATTTTGATATCATCAGAAACCGCATATCTTAATCCAGCTTTACTTTCCCATGATTTTCTTCTCTTATGGTATTTTTTCTGGTTTTTCAGATCTAACGAATACTCCGCCAGCCTCCCATACTTCTTTATCTGCCGATCTACATACTGTCGCCGAGCTTCCTGCCGGCTGTTCTGGCCAATCGCCTCCAGCTCTTCCTCCGTCCAGGAGCCATCCGCCGTAGTGATCCCTGGGAAATAGGTGGTATGGCTGTCACGGCATCTAGGATGATACAGCCCCGCCTCGATTGCTTTGCTCATGAGCGGCCAAGGTCCCTCTTCTGCGTGTCCGCCGGACCATACATCATCGATCAGCACCTTTCCGCAAAACGGCAGGCACTTTGGACATGGATTCCCGCGCTTATTCATGATAACCGTATGTATGCCCCACTCCTTGCGCATTTCCCCTTCCCCCTGTAGATAGGCTCTCTTACTGGCTGTTCGAATTGCCATGTCTGCATAATCTGCCAAGGTATGCCGCGCTCCATTGGTATATTCCACACAGTTTAGCCCTCGATACAGCATGTCCTTTGTGGCCATGTCCACTGCCTGTTCATAGGTTCCAGCTCCGGTGTTCACATAAACCTGCGCATTAAAGATCGCTTTTCGATAATCATCATTGGCTTTTCGCAGGACCGCCGTCTCCGCCCTCTCCATATCCTGCATAGTTGCTTTGATTAAAGCATCCAGCTTCCGATCATTTAATCCTAAAAACTCTCCTGTAAAACTTCCGCCTCTGCCCTCTCTAAGCATCTCGATCAGCCGAGGGATTTTCTGTACAAGATCTGCCCCCTCGACCGTCTCCATCATCTGCTGGATACGTTCTGGTATCCAAGGATACCGCCATCCGCGCTGTATTGCATGAAGGATTGCAATCTCCTGATGCATGTGTCCTTTTCTTTTCGCTGCCCGTATCAGCGCCGCAGCCTGTTGATTTATGTCCTTAAACTGCCCTTTGTATTTTCTGCGATTTGTTCTCTTGTACGTTTCAAGAGACTTCAGCATTTCCGCCTGCCACATGCTCCACTCATAGCCCTCTCCGATCTCCTCGATACGATGCCTGCCCATGTTGCGGATCATAGATGCAATCAGTTCATTCTCTATCCTCCGGATAGCTTCTGCAAGATCATAATCATTCACTGCAATCACCTTCCATTTGACAGCACTTTAAATCCCTGCGCCCTGAACTGACGTGTCAGATTCTTCATCTGGGTCAAGCTGTTACAATGATCACACCGAAGTTCTGCATAACCTGCCTTTTCTACAGCATAGATACCAAATGGGACCTGCTCACTGGCTATTTGCAGCAGTCCCTGATACTCTTCAAGGTTCATCCGATAGATCCTGTTTCCTACTTTTACTTTCATTCTGCACCTTGTCCTCAATAAACTGTTCCGCATTTGCACGGGACACACCCAAAGTTGTTGTAATGATTGAGATCGCTTCATTCCGTGTAATACTCCCATCTCGTGCCATACGGATCACATTCATCTGCGATCCGATCTGCGCATCATTCAGCAGACTGCTTTCCTCCATTTTATCAGCCTGAAAGTCTCCCACTTCCAGATTGACTGCAGGTTCTTCCATTTCTGCGATCCCCTGCTCTGCCTTCAAACGGGCGATTTCTTCTTTTTTCCACTGGTCGTCTTTTGAATCTCCATAAAGTTCCTCCACTGATGCCTCAATGCTCATGATCCCGCCCTGTTTTCCTTTCGTCACTGTCTCCACCTGACTCTCGAAAGATGGATTCGCGTATTCACCAAACGGAACGTCAACTTTTACATCTTCCACGGATTGTTTCAGCAAAATGTGATATGCATTGATTGCAGTCCCTATCAGTTCCGGCAGCGTATCTTGCAGAGCTTCTACGATAGCGTTACGAGTATACAGTGTCGCCTTCTCCTTCTCGCGCTGGGCATCAGCATTATCCAGCTTTTTCACATCAATCCCCAGTGTGCTGGGACTTATAATCCCCTGCAGGCACAGATCCAACGCCGTACAATACGCTGACAGATAGCTGTCATGAGGAATTGCCGGTTGCTCCGTCTGGATCTTGTTCTCTGCCTTCTCTGACATATCATTGTCTGCTGCGAAATAACGATTATCAAAAGGATTCGGCTTGATCACCTGGCCTGTCTCCGGATCTCGCGGTACCAAGCACTCCGGAATATAGCTTTTGGCACGGCCTGCACGACTGGCATCCATCCACTGGGACCAAATCTCATCAAAAGCATCAAAGCTGTCCAGTTTCCCATCAAAGATCGAGCCACCGCGGCCTTCGTACTTCCCCGATTCATAAATCTTGAACGGCACGGCAAGCATCAAAGATTTTTCAAAAGTATAGTCTGTAAGTCCAGAGAGTTCCGGCAATGTACTCTTCTCCACCAGTCTCTCCCCTGAATACAGTTCATTTATAATATACCCGTAGCCATACCTCTCATTCAGTATGTATCTCTGTCCGCCAGCCGTATACGGCGTCTTAAAGATGATCTCTTTGATCCGGTCACGATGCCAGACATACTCGACACGTTCTCCCGGATACCACTCCAGGATCGGATATGAGCTGATCTCCGTGTCAATCGTAATCTTAAACGCCCCATCACCAATATAGAGCACTTCCTTTAACGCCTTCTCCAGCTTCTTCCGGAATTTATTGTCCTTTGCGATTTCCTCCCAGATAATCCGCTGCTGTTCATTCCCGGAAAAATCAAAATCGTTCATATCCGCCAGAACAATCGTTGACAGAATCCGGACTATCAGCCCAGGAAGCCCCGTATGGATCTTTCGCATCTCCATACCTGGTGTACACCTGCTCGCCCAAAACTTGTGTCGATCCACAACCTCCGGACTCTGCTGGTACATCTGTTCCAGCTCATTTCCGTCCCCACGGTACCAGACTCGATTACGAATTGCTGACAGCTCAAAATCCATGATTTCTTGAATCTGTACAGCTACCGGCCCTGCTGGCTGAACATTCAACCAACTACGAATCCCTCGCTTTATATTCTCGCTCATTTTATCCAGCCACCTCATTTCTTCTCATCCTCCTCAAATCCAATCAGATTTTGATATGGAATCCATGCGTATTGCCCTGCATTAATCGTATGATCATTTTTATCTTCTGGTTTATCCCTATCCTCATCCCAGCTGTATCTGTCCAACTCAGAGAGATGCTCCGTACAGGTATTCACCACCAGATAGCAACTCTGCTGTATCCATCCCAGCTGCAGTTTGATCCGGTCCAGAATCTCCAGTCTTTTATAAGCATCCCAAAAGTTATACATGCAACCGTGCAGACGCCGGTATTTCTTCAGCTCTGTCAACGTTGCCTGATCTGCAGAATCCACATACGAATCCTTAGCAAATCCCCAATCCTTCCGGCACTGCTCCAAGAACTGTATAAATTTAAGCACCGTGTCCGACGGCGCAAGCGGTTCCTGCAGGTCTTTGTTACTGTAGACTTTTTCTGCCAATGTGATCAGACACCGGTCCATCGTGATCCCCTGAAACAACATTGCGATGGTGTCTGAAGACTTGGAAGAGTAAGAAGTATCGAGACCGGCTGTGAACTTTTTAAATTCCAGTCTGCCCACCTTAAGCTCCTGCCTCACCCAGGCAGCCGTGACCACATGCTTCTTCCGGTCAAAATTAGGGAAGATCAGCCCCGTCGCTTTCCCGCGCAGCCCTTCGATCTTGTTTTTCCAGATTTTTGTGCCCTTTGGGGTATTCCGGATGATCTTTTCCAGCTTTTCGGCTGGCAGCCCCAGATTGTGGGCAAAAGAAAAGAACCAGTGCACCCAACCAGGCTTTGGTTCCTCTTTCAACTCTTCTCTGATTTCCTGCGGCGTCTCGTCTTCCCACTCAGGGAGCGGCCGGGAGCAGTTGATATATTCCCTATATACATCCAGACCAGGATCATCCGGATTCAGCGTAGCCATGAGATAATCGCACCGCATAGCCGCCTCACGTACAAAGTCGATATCCGCCGTATTAATCTCATCGATATACAGGCATCCATACTGGCCGCCCAGAGCATCCCTCCACTTGCGCTTATTTCCATAGCCGACCACAAAGATGATCTTATCCCCTGTAGATGTGTGAAAGCGCAGGTGCGGCATCTTGTACTCTCCAGAGCCGTTTCCTTTGTACTCAACTAGAATCCCGAAATCATCCAAAATCCCCAGATCCTTATTGATGATGTTCTTTTCCGCAGCCCCAGTGTCATCAGCAGCCAGGATATGCAGTTTCTTTGGCGATTCTGCCACCCTAAGCATGAACTTGAACAAGCCGACTGTAGTCTTTCCCGCGGCTGTTGTGCCTTCCAGAAACTCCACAGGGGCGTCACACCGAAGAAATGATTTGTACTTATCTGACAGGATCAGACGTTCCGTACTCACTACCCACCACCACGCATTTGCTGGATCAGATCATCCAGTTTGGATTTTTCCAGATCAAGCGATCCGCTGACACAGGTATCCTGCTTCGTGGTATATCCGTATTTGCTCATCCACAGGCCCGCCAGCTGTGCCGGTATCACCTGCAGCTCAAACTTTTTCCGGGCATCAACCTCGCATTCCTCCTTCATGCGCGTGACGATGTCCGAAAACCGTTCATCTTTCCCATAAATCTCATAAAAAGATGATCGTGAGATTCCTGCATACACGCAAAATCCTTCTATTGTGTACGTAATGCTCTTTCTCAGTTCACTGCTGACAAACTCCGAATTCTTTGAGCTGAAGTCATGAGTAAGCACCATCTGGTTGTCGCAGTATGTCTTGTATGCTCCCCATGCTTCAGCTAGGGCTTTCACGCTTTTGAATTTTCGTGGCCGTCCCATAGCCTCACCTCGCTTTCATACACAGAAAAAGCAGCCCTTGTGGACTGCCTCTATTCTTTCACAATGTGATAACATTTCATAAGTATTCAAATCTTTATTTTTTTAGAAATACTCTACGAGTCCAAAAACAAAATTTCCACACATTCTTTTCCAATCAAATATTCAAGAATTGTTTTCCGCCTCAAGAATGCACCATCTATTTCCTCTGTATATAAGGAAACTAACATTTGATCAAACAGCCGTAAGACTCGTTGAATTCTTGCATAGTATTTATTTTTATCCTTAAAATATTTTTCCGTTTTTATATACTCTTCAAATACATAAACTAAACTTTCATCCAATTCTTTGCCTCCATGAATATATGAACACGATATACCGTACTCGCTTTTTATCAAAGAATAATCATCATTACTAAAAGCAAATTTATAGGTTTTATTTCTTATTTCTTGAAATATTTTATTTGTAACATGATCTTCTTCTAATGTTTTATTAATAAGCAAACGTATATAGTTTTCAATAATTGATCTTTCATTAACATATACATATCTGATTTCTCTTTTGATTATGCTAATAATAAAAGTATATCCATCCGAAATTAACACTTTATAAAAGCGTCCAATTCTATTGTTTCTATTCATACATTTCCAAAAGATAATATGCTTTGATATAATAGAAAAGAAGCTTTTATCAGCCTGATCAAGCTGTATATTATGTTTCTTTGAGTATTCTTCCAATTTTATTATAAAGCTATTGATATCAGATTTTATATATGTAAGCTCATTATATGTCATATCATTTTTCATCAATGAATCCATCCATCAAAATTGTTTTTTTTAAGCTTTATATCATTTTCTTCCTTTAATCTTTTAATTTGAGCATCAATATATTTATACAGTTTCTTTTTCAGTTCCACATATTCTTTATCTTCACTTTTTGTAATTAATCTACAACAATGCGCAACTATTAAAGTTCTTGATTTAAGCAAATACCCTTTTACAGTCATTCCTAATATTTCAGTCAAGAAATCAACCATATCAGAGTTTCTTCTAAATATTTCTTTTGATAGAACTATTTCGACAACTATTCCAGTAATTTTATATCTAGGAACAATACTATTTTTTAATTCATTTCTATATAATATCAATTCTTTATACATTATTTTTCTCCCCATTTCCATTTATTCTTTCAAGAAATTCTATACATATAGCTTCAATGTCTTCCCTTGAACTCTTATATTTAGTCGGAATTGTTCCACTTACTCCTACCTGTATATTATTTGTAATAGACATCGAAGAAGAAAAAATATCTATGCTGTTTACTACCCTTTTGCTTTCAAAATTAGTCTTTATTTTTTCTTGTTTTGCTGATTTTTGTTTACTTACCATAGTATACACTAGCCCCAAGCATTTTAATTGTATACGTTCTTCCCTCACTAAGTTCGTAACTGCTTTTTGCAAGGAGTCAATCCCAACAATAGAGTATCTGTCTATTCTATTTGGAATCAAATAATAATCAGATGCCATTAATGCACTATCTGTATATATTGTCAAAGTTGGAGGGCAATCAATAATAATATATTCATAACGATCTCGCAAATGATTATCTTCTATAAAATTACGTATTCTTTTTGCAAATGTATAATCATTTGATTTATTAACTAAAACCAAATTTAAATCGCCACACAAAATATCCAAATTAGATTTTAAGTTAATAATTATATCCTCCGCATTTGGAGAAGAGTATACAAATCTCATATCTGTTTGTGGCATAAAAAGTTTATAAATAGTTTTACCTTTATCCAAAACTTCTTCAGAATAAAAATTCTTTTCACTTTCCAATGCATCTTCATACCCTTCTGTTTTATAGCAATCTAACATAGCTTGCGTACTATTAAACTGAGGGTCAGCATCAATCAAAAGTATAGACTTTCCAATATCTGATAAGTAATCTGCCAGTCCAAGACTTAATGTAGTCTTGCCAACTCCGCCCTTCATATTGATTAAGGACACAACTTTTCCCATTATCTTTAATACCTCACATGCTTTTTTTCTCATTGTATACCATATTTTACTAATATTCAACAAAAACACAGCACAAAACCACCATTTTACTGGTGGTTTTGCAAAAGCATATGAGGCTGCAGTCTTCGCATCACTGCCGGCGTACTGCTGAAACCGATTGGCTCCTACCTGTTGAGCCAATTTTATTATAAAACGACTTTTCCGACCAAAACGACCTTTTTTATCTGATTTTACATTTTTTCAGATAC